GTGGAGCCTCCTAGTGGATGTAGCTAACCCCCAACTAGGGGATAGGGCCTCTCTTGCAGAGATACAGCGCGTCGATCCTGAGTTTCAGGGTCGGCGCGGTCTTTATACTCGGGTCATTTGTGATTTCTGCGGGGGCTACAGATGGGTTATTACTAAACCTTTAGGCGGGTGGCACGTAGCTCACAAGGCGTGCCACCATGAACAAGAGAAAAAGAACTTTAAAGTGAATTGGAGAAAGCCATGAAACCGATATTTAAATTACCCAAGTGTTCTAAGTGTGCCGTTAACACCTGGTATCTCAATCAACCCCATAATTGTAGGAGATAATATGTACGAGCCGAGCGAGCCAAGCCATCCCAAACTTGCCGTGCAATTCCTAGAGCTACCCTGTGATATATGCAGTAACCGTCAAGGATTCAAGCAATGTAAATATTGCTCAAAAATTTTATGTAAAATTCATTCAACAGGAGAAGAAAACTGCTTTGTACAACTACTTAACAAGCGAGCCGAGCAAGCCGAGCGAGCCAGTCCGTCCAAGCGAGCCAAGCGAGCCAACCGAATTAAATCAGTGGGGCCTCCCCCTTCCCCTGAAGTTAACCAAACGACAAAAACTACTAGCCAGTCTATTATCAATTGGATTAAGCAATCAGCAAATCGCAGAACAAATGGAATGTAGTCGCAGTACCATACAGAACACCGTGAACTTGATGTGTAAAAACGCTAGAATAGGCTCCCAGTACAATAAACGCGCTAGGCTGATATTTCTTTACAATGAAACAATCAGAATTACCCAAATGCCCAAAATGTAAGGGGACCCTGATATACGACGCGGACTTAGCCGGTTTGAAATGTATGATGTGTGGCTGGATCAAATACTTTATGCATATTAGACCGGCTTATTATATGCCAAAAGAACACCCCCGGGAAAAGTCCTAGCCGGACATGCCCCCCCGGGGCTAACAAAGTGTAACAAGAAAATGCAAGTAAAACAAGAGCCAATTTTGTAATACAGTAATGCAATATTGAATTATATGTATTACTGTATTACAATCCCTTATATATATATATAAGGAGAGTTATTTATGGTTCAAAGACCACTATATCCACCAAATGATCCTAATGGGCATTCAAGGTCTATAAGTTTAAGGGTCCCTTTAGCTACTTATCAGCAGCTTAATGATCTATACGAAGAAGTAGTAAGAAGAAACCCTAATGCATTCGCAAGTTTTGCTGATGCATTAAGGTACTCATTGGTGTTATTATGCCAATCCCTTACAGTTACACTTGGGAACGAAAACAACATAACAAAGCACATAGAGACAGCCGATGTATTAAGAAGATTCAACGATACGCTGGAATTCGGACTCAAATTTCGTAGCATCCTAGAAGAGCTAGCCAATAATATAGAAGAATATGAAAAGAGGATGGGAAGGATGGCTGCTACAGAAAAGGTGGAAGAAGTTCTAGGGATAGCCCAAACAATTGCTGATCTAAATCTTAGAGAGGAGGCTATAGAATTTATAGAAAGAAATTTTAGATTCTATTTCGATACAAAATGATATTACCACCACCACATTTAATACTGGGAGAGGGACAGTTTACCGAATGGTATCCAGGGCAGGAAGATGCAATCTCTGCTATATATGAATGGTTGCAGGGACCAGACAGATTCATGGGCCTTAGCGCTCCAACTGGCAGTGGAAAATCAATCATAGCTGTAATCGCTAGTCGGTTAAGCCAAATGAATACTAGGATACTGACCCATACCAAGGGACTACAGGACCAGCTGATGCATGACTTTGATTCCATAGGGATGACAGACATCAGGGGACAAAACAACTACAGCTGCAATCAGTACCGCAAAACTTCCGTGGATGAAGCACCATGTCATACACTGGGCCAGTACTGCTCGTTAAAAGAAGGGGGCTGTACCTACTACGACCAGCTCAAGATAGCAAGAAAGGCCCCACTGGTTACAACCAACTACGCCGCTTGGGTTTCTTTGCATAACTACACCCAGGACTTCAATGCAGACCTGTTAATATGCGACGAGGCTTCCACTGCGTTCTCCGCTATGGAATCCTTTATGACAATTACCTTGACCCGCGAATATTTCATAGAGATCGGTGTCCTTCCACCCAAGCCAGACAACTGGGACTGGAACAACTGGCAAAACTGGTTCAGGAAGAACGAGATTCAAGGATCATCAGTTGTTAAAAGAAAATGGCATTCAACGCGCCAAATAATTCTTAATAGTCCTGCCCCGTGGGCCATAGAGGTAATGCCGAACGGGTCATTTGTATTCACTCCGGTCTGGATATCAGCTTACAAGCCATTCCTGTTTGGCGACACGCGGAAGGTCTTGCTAATGTCTGCAGACCTGACACCCAACGACTGTTACTTATTGGGTATTGACCCCGAAGAACTTAGTTGGTACGATATGCCCTCAACATTCCCGGCAGGGAATACCCCGATCCACCATATCAAGACCTGCCCTGTAACCTACAATATGACAGAGGATAACAGGCGATTCTGGGTATCAAGGATCGATCAGATCGTAGCTCAACGGCCTGACTCCAAGGGGATTGTGTTTCCGGTGTCTTACCGTAATGCTGACTATATAAATAGTAACTCGCATTACCAGGACCGCCTGATGGGACACACAAGGTATTCGGCCCGTAAGGTCATTAAAGACTTTCAGGCTAGTCCCTATCCCAAGGTACTCAACAGCCCTGCAGCCACGGTCGGGTATAACTTTCCAGGGGATATGGCGAGATTCCTTATTGTGGCTAAACTTCCGTGGCCAGTGACACAGACAGAAGTCTTCAAGCTACGAAAGAGCGACGATAAAGAGTACGTCAACCATGTAATAGCTAAGTCTCTCGTGCAGGCTTGTGGCCGTGCTACCCGTTCGCCCTCTGATTGGTCCGAGGTATTCATAACAGATGATCAGATGCTCTGGTGGTGGAACAAGTATCACTACCTCACGCCCTCGTGGTTTCAAGCGCGGTATAAGGGAACTGTAGAGTCATTACCTGCGCCCTTGACAATCAGATAATCACAACATACTATAGGTAATACCGGCGTGTCCCTACCCTACCAACACTCACGCCGGAATCGATGGGATAGTTTTCGTCGGCTGTCCCATCATATTTTAAAGGAAGGAGTTTAATGAATGAACCAATTAGAATAGAAAAAGACCCAATACGCACCACTATCTACGTGGATGGAAACCAGCATCGTTTGCTCGTAGCTCACTTACAAGGAATGGGGATGTCCTTCAGCGAATGGGTGCAAAAGATGGAATCAAATCAGTTATACCAAATCAGCAAAAAACACACTGAAAGTTATGAGAGGAGTAATACTAATGGTAACACCAATTGATCTACGTCCTAGTCAGGCCAGCCAGGGTGGGCGAACCCCTGATGACCGTGACGCAACAATTATCAGCGCACACTATGGCGAACGACCCTGGACAAAGAAGAACCCAATAGATGGAACGTATGAGGCTGTATACATTGCAAGCGGACCTAATAACGGAAAACAGACAACATCCTGTTCCTTGTTTATCGAGTTATCGATAGAGGGGGAAGAAGAACCCTTTGAGACTACATACGATATCGGGTCTGCGTATATATTCAGCCCTGCAGTTTTAGACCCAACGGCTCCGGGTGGAGTATACAAAAGGGAAAAAGTAGGACAGTACATGGTTGCCTTTTCTGCTGAATCCGGCAACGATGCTAATTCTCCCCGTCCCACTGGCAACTCTGAGTTTATGAAATTCATTACAGAGCTATCGAACAGCCCGAATGCTAGTGGTCCGAACTTTGATGTTAATCGACTGGCTGGAGAAGAGCCAATCGAGCAGGTTCTGGTAGGACTGAATATGCACTGGGCTAGATGCCCTATGCCAAAGCGAAATACTAATTCTACTTACGAACCATTCATATGGGCGCCAACACGGATTAATAGCGTAGCTGTAGCGCAAACAAATATACCAGCTCCGCCGCCTAGTAATCCAATAGCCGGCGGGTCAGCTGTAGCTGAGGTAGCTCCAGCCGCTGATTTACATGGCACGATCCAACCACTGCTTGACACCTTTATGGGTGACACAGCACAGATCAACACCATGCCTAACTTTATTGCCTACCTGACAATACAGAACAACATGGTAGAGATACCTAATCTTAATGACATATTCAAATACTTAACCCAGAACCCAAGCTACCCAACTGAATTCGGTTACACCGTAGCTGATGACGGGGTAAGTATCAATGGAAAGTCATAGAACCATAGAGGGGCTGGCAGATATGCTGGCCCCGTCTAACCCCAGGGATAATACGAAGCCCCATGTTAGCGAATTAATATCCAAGGTTCTTGAAGAAACTTATGATGAAAATCGGCCCCAGTGGTCTACCAACATTATGAGTTTTGGCCGCATTTGGGAAGAAGCGGTTATGAGACCCTTAGTCGAAAAAGAAGCAGATGTATTCGTACCTGACGTAACTGTCGAGAAGGATGGCATCATAGGAACAATGGACGGGATATGCTATACCGGGAACGAATCGTATGTATGGGAATGCAAGACCAGATTCAGGCCACTCCATCCGCCTCGCGAGTATGATCGATGGATGTTTCAGGTGAAAGCCTACTGCCACATGGTTCATACAAATAAGGCATGGCTGACTGTACTTCATGTAAGTGCCAGGCCACCTAATACAGAGCTGGTATGGCACGATATGGAGTTTTCGGAACAGGAGTTGCAAGAGAACTGGCAGATGCTTTTAAATGCACGAGATTATAATCCATAGGAGAAGGAAATGGCTGAATCGATGCCACGCAAACGTAAAGCAAATGCTAAGGAAGACGTAGGAATAACGCTCGATCAAATCGAACACTTGCTGTCTACAGGAGATGTAGATGTCAGAATGCTAAAGCAAAGCAGAACAAAAGAAATCCTACGCATATTGATAACTGCTAAAGAGTTTAGATACATAATCGATCCTACATTTGGTCATTCGTACGAAATAACCCAAACAAATTTAAAGACTGGGAAAGTAACAGAATTAAAATACCAGACAACTAAAAGAATACCCTCAAGGAACAAATCATCTATATCTATACCTCTAGAAATTCCTTTAAAAATGATTTTAAAGGCTCCTAGTCTACGTGTATTAGATATAGATGTATCGTGGTAATAGAAGTATTAATAAAGGAGAGAACCGTGGGAACATTTGATTTTACCCCCGCACCTACACAGAAACCACAGAGGATCATAGCGCATGTTAGCGGTGGCCCCGCAACGGGGAAGACATACTTGGCGCTAACAGGGAAGCCACCGATCTATTACATTAACTTGGATCGTGGGACAGAAGGAGTCGTGGAGCAGTTCGCCCAGAACAAGGAGATATACATATCCAATCCAATCATCAGGCCAGAGTCCACACAAGGTGAGTACTATACAATGTGGAACGAATTCGTCCAGCTCTGGCGTGAGCTATGCGCCAAGGAAGAAGGCACTATAGTTCTGGACACCATGACTGTTATCACAGACCTTGCCAAGAACGCTCATTTCGGCAAGACGGTCCAGATACCGCCTAACCAGGCATATCAGTGGCAAGAACCCCTAAGAGACCTTGTACGGTCAACTCACGACAGCAAGATGAACGCTGTTATCATACAAAGAAGAGGGGAAGTCTTCGGTAGTGTACCAGATGCCAATGGTAATAAGCCTACAGATGTACGGGGACTGAACACAATGGGATACGAAGCCCAGCTGAGTATAGTCACCTACAGAAACGATGAGGCTACCGATCCCTCTGAAAGATTCTACGCACACATAGAGAAATGCCGGCATAATATGGGACTGATGGGAAAGGTGATCCCCGACCCAGCTCTAGGGCTGTTAAGCCTTGACCTAAACCAGCTGACATCAGTGGTGCATGGATGATAGTACTAAGTACACTAGGCCCCCGAGATGACAGTCTTGATCTGAAACCTCACTTTGGAGACCTTGGTGTAAGCGCTGCTATTCGACCCGACTTCCTGTTTACCGGGAAGTGGGTTGAGGGCAGGCTCGTTGCAATAGGCGGGGAACGTAAGAAACCCGCTGACCTGTGCGGGTCAATGACGGATGGATCAATGGTAAACAAAATCCGTCTTGGACGCGAAGAAGGATGTAGATTCCAGTTCCTGGTGGTTGAAGGGCTGGTGAGGAAAGGACGGAACAACGGGTTGCTGGAAGTGAGGCGTGGGCGTGATTGGACCCCTCTGGTTCCGAATATGGATTATTACCGGTTTCAATCATTCCTTCTTCAACTCCATTATTACGCAGGCGTGCATGTCATCCAGACAACAGGGCCAAAGACGACAGCAGAGCAGGTGATCGCGCTGTACCATATGTTCCAGACAAGACCCGAAGATCACAACTCCCTGCAGATATTCCAGCAAGACCCTCTTCCCGATCTAGGTATATTTGATATGCCATCTTTGACCAGACGCTGGGCGAAAGAGCTTACAGGTGTGGGGTGGAACCGCAGCAAGTCAGTAGAGGAATACGCCTTCAGCCCTACTCGTATGGTAGAGATGACTGAAGAAGAATGGCAGGAAGTTCCGGGTATTGGAAAGATTATGGCAAAACGGATATGGACAGAAATCCATGAAGACCCGAAGCCCCAAAGGAAAATGTTTAATATCCCTGCTATAAATACAACTTATCACTAGGCAAAATAAACCCCCTGGCAGGGAAGACCAGGGGGAACTTTAGGAGAGGACCACCAATGGTAAAATGCCACCACATCCTACTCCCGATTCTAGAATCTACCACCATTAATTGTCAACCCTTCTATAATTTGATATAGTTTAAAAACATTTTTAAAAGGAGAAAGTTATGACCACCGAAAAAACCACAATCCAAATGAACCATCCCGCGCTAGAAGCTTTGGCGCAAGAAATGCTGGGAGTCAGGCAAGGACAGAAAGCTTACGAGAAAAGTGGGAAAACTCTCAGGGCTGAAATGGACAAGTACCTTGAAGACGTAGATGCTGACATCATAACGCTAGGGAATGGAATCCAGATTGATCTCGTCAAGGCTACAAGAAAAGGGAGCATTGATCCATTAGAGCTGAAGAAATTGGGAGTCAAGCCAGAGATAATAGATCAGGCAACAAAGCCCAGCAGTACATCTATACGAATGGAATTAACAAGGCTGGAAGATAATGGTTAGAAATACTAAGAAAATCGACTTGGACCAAGTACTAGGCATGGACATTGTTGAATACGTTGTCAATACCGTGAACCGTGAGAAGATTAGCTTATGGGATGCAGCTGATAGGATAAACGAAATGCTGGCTCCTCATAATCGATCAGTGTCTAGTCAATCTATCTGGAATTACTGTAACCATGCGGGGTATTCACCCCGCACAGTTATGGTTAAAGATGACTTTATACTATCAGTTGACCCTGATCATCCAGGAGTTCCTCCCGTCTAACCAGGAACGCTGGGGTCTGTTCGCCTACGAAGGCCCCAGCGATATTAAACTCAAAGTACTCCTCGGCTCCTTCTATATCTCCTTCTAATCCTTCTGCCAGTATTTCAATAGCCTTGGTTCGATCATACAAAGCAATAGGTGGGCCGGGATATTGTTCGCATATTCCAAGGAAAGCGTCATCCAGCCCATCATAGAAGACCACGCCCACCCATCTTTCATCATCAAATTGATCTACCAGAGCGCTTTTCATGCTCGCTCCGATACTGCTTCATCCCGTATTGTATTGATTAAATCCCAACACGCCTTGGTAACCTTAGATTGTTCTTCCCTGGTGATACGGGGCTTCTCCTCTGTTTCCTTGGCTCTCGATGCAGAATCCCTGGCAATGGTTTCAATCAGGATTAACAACCTTAGAGCTTTACGCATAACCTTGCGTTCCTGAATACAGCGCCGTAATAATTGTAGTACTAACATATCACTCCTATTTTACTGTGATTGGCGTATCAACTATCTGGCTCGTGTAACTCTTGGCTTTGACTGTAGTATCGAGCGTGAAGTCTGCTGAGTTCACACCCGTACCCGTCCCGACCTTGATGTTGCTCATTGTCATATTTCCTGCCTTGACATGATCCCAATCTATAGCTCCTGTAGCAGCAGTAGAGATCGAGCAATTCACATCAGTCACTGAGAGGCTTTTAATATACGCTTCTCCAAGGAACTCTATCAGGATACGGTCAACTACTGTTCCTGGAGATGCTACGAAATCACCGGCTTCACGTTCAGACATGATCGTCATATCTGAAATCGTGCTGTCAAGTGTTACGTTATTACTACCACCGTCTACTTGTGCCGTGACATTCAGGGTATTGACTTCCGTATTGCTCACAATCATTGTAGGTGCAACAAGGCCGTCAACGGTGAACTGATCGACATTCAAGAAGCCCGTGGTATTTGTAGCCGCTCGCTGAATACTGAAACACGCCGTGGTCAACCCAGTCGCACCGATCTCTATGTCGGATAGATTAAGTGAACTAAGGCGCGCTCCAGACGCAAGAAGAATCTTTAGGGTTTGACTCTCTGTTCCGTCAGCATACGGTGGTAACGGCTCCCCAAGAGTCCCCCCAGTGTGCAAATCCTGATAGACTGCACCTGGCTTCGGGAACTCAAAGGTCGCACTTGCTACATCGTAGACGGCGAAAATTAACCCCACTGTGACAACGGTTGAGCTTAATAAGACTGAACCACCTATCACGTATTTTACTTTCCCTTGTCCCAGAGAGACTTTAGGGAATTGCAAAAGCTTCGGCAAGCTAATTCGCGGGAAACGAGTTGGTACTGGTATCCGCAATTGCCTGCTTTTTATCATCGCTCCTAGCTTATCCCACAAATTCATGCTGCTATTCCTCCTTTCCATCTTGACTTGACCAACTGCCCTCGAATAGCTTGCCGATTCCCGCACTCACAGGTATTGTGAGTACCGCCAATGCCGTTAATAAACCTTCAATTGAGTCCAGTGTACTACTGCTTGTAGTCGCGCTTATAATGATTCTGGCCGCTAAAAATAGCCAGGTAAAAACAACCGGTGCAAATATTACAAGCACGATTAATTCGCGCCCGCTTAAAGTAACCTTCCCGCTGTCTTTTTTCTTAGGTGGCTCCGACTCTGTAGCCACTACTCACCTTCTAAAACCTTCATACCAAGGGCAATCACACCGCCAATCGTCGCAGTGGCCACCTCTGGCACTCCCATATGAACTGCATAACCTGCTAGTGCAGATAATGTCCCTATGGCTAGAAAAATCTGTGGACGAAACTTTCCCATACGTGTCCTTTCTACTAATGGGATACCTAATAATGGCATTAGTATACTCTAATCGTTAAAATTTCGCCTAGTCCATCCGGTTCCTGGTAGACTAGCGTCCCGTAATTATTTTTTATAGGACTTTTTCTTAGCGGCCTGGGCCTCTTTACGAGACCCATAACTTGTAGTACCTTTCTTAGTCTTAACTTCATACTTTCCACCTTTACGTGCAATCTTTGCTGGCATATTAATACCCCTTATTTAATCTAGTAGCCGTAGCCACCGTACGTTCTACGCTCACCTGACGGTAGTGCTGA